TGTTCCTTCGGCTCTTACGCTTGGCGCTTGATATTGAGAGCCATAAATTCCAATTCTGTCAACAGCAGACGCTACGTTGGTAATTCTCAATGATTCATTACCAGAAACACCGCCAAGAATTGTTAACCCATTTGAGTTCAGCGTAGTAAACGTGCCAGCAGCAGGGGTTGTTCCACCGATGGTTACGTTGTTGATGTTTCCACCAGTAATTACTACGTTATTAGCGTTCTGAGTCGCCATAGTGCCGTAAGTGGCAAGAGTAGTATTGATCGCTGCAATAGCGTCTAAGACTGACTGAGATGTACCACCACCATTACCGATGACTTTGATCTTCTCAGCGACATCCATAGGCACTACTTCGCCTACGTTCAACTCTTTACCAGTAGTGAGTGTGATGATCAGTGAGCCATCAAAGTCAATGTGAGCGTCTTGTACGCCTACACCGTCTTCACCATCCTTACCATCAGCACCTTTAGGCCCAGTGATGGAAATACCGTCTTTGCCATCTTTACCGTCTACACCGTTCTTACCATCTTTACCGTCTTTACCGTCCTTACCTGAGGTAATATCACGTACTTTAACGTCTACGATGCCATTAAGCTCATCGAAACGAGCTTCTAAGCCTTCTTTGATCTTTTTAATAGCCTCAACTACCAAATTAGCCTGTGTTTTAGCTTCTAAGACACGTTGTTCTGCCTTCAGAGCAGGTAAATTAGCTTGGATGTCCTTAACTAGAGCGAGCTTCTCCTCCTCGCCTAAGTTAGCGATACCTAATTTGGTTTCCAAGTCTTCTAATTTCATTTATTGAGACCTTCAGTCAGGCTTTTCAGGAATTCAGCATCGGACTTAGCTTGTTCGTTCTTGTGTTGACTCATCTGCAACTCAACAATCTTAGCTTTGTTCTTGATGTCAGCTTCTTTGAGCATTAAGTCAGCAATTTTAACACGTTTCTCAAACTCTTGTGAAGCTAATTGATCATTACTAGGTAAATTATTTGTAGTAGATGACAAAATCTTAGCTTGAACTTCCTGTGGCTTCAACTGAGTTTCCACCATAGTGCTCATAGCCTCAGCTTTATTGCGTTCAGCTTGAGTGGTATTGACTGCAATCTGTGCCTGAGCAGCCTGAAGAGCCAACATTTGTTGTTGTTCTTGCATTGCTGCTTGTTTAGGGTCAGGTTGAGCCATCTTATCGAGAGCTTCAATCATTTCAGCACGATTAGACAGAGAAGAGTTAGCGATGACACCCTTCAAGATCAAAGGCAACACTGGAGTGTTAGGGCCTAAGGTCTGCAAGAGAGCGATGAACTGAGACTGTTCGTACTCACGAGCCATGATACCCAAGGTCGCTGTAGGTACGAAGTTCAAGTCAGCTGAAGGGTAACGCTCAGGATCGAACTGCATGAACCTGAATGCTGCTTTCTTGATGAAAGGAGACAGGAAGTCCTCTTGGAAGTTCGTCAGAGTACGCTTGTTCTTCTTGATCAACGAAGCGACAGCCATCGAGATACCACCTTGAGAGGCATCACGAGAGACTTGGCTGATCATTCCATTGGTGTCCATCGTACCTGTAGCTTGCAGAAGCATACGCTCAAAGTTCTGAGCAGCAGCTGGAGCGTTACCATCTGTAGTACCGAACTTAAACGGCATCATGATCTCAGCTGGATTACCGTTGGTGAGTAGGGCTTTACCGGGTTTAACTTCAAACTTAGCACCACGAGGCAAGCGAGTAGCGTCCATAGCGATCATGGGCGATGTAGTCAAAGCCAATGAGTCTAAATAGGCACGATATTGAGCATCAATAGCCTTTTGCATATTGTAAGCCTTCTCAACGACACCACGGCCCAACAGTCTGTTAGGGACAGTATCATCTTGATAAGACATCACTGGACGATCCTTCATCATGTAAGGATTCTCTTCAGCTTTCAAGAGCAGGTTACCGTTACCGATGACGATGATAGCCTCAACCATGTCAGCGTAGTCATCAGCATTGGAATCTTCAGGGAAGAGATCTACAATGTCCTTCTTCTCGCCTGTGGAATCTAGCAACTCACGAGGAACTAGACCGTAGTAGGTCAGCATAGTAGCTTTACCGTCTTGATACTGACGTACTTCCTGAGTAGCCTCAAGAGATTCATCATCCATGTAAGGAGAGATGTCTACCTTGCGATAGATACCAGCTTCCATACCTGCTACGATCTTGTGCAAGCTCACTGGCTTCTCAATAGCTACACCCATACAGTCATCCACCGATGTACCGTTAGGATCAAACAAGAAGTTCTTAGGGTTGATAGGGTTCAAGGTTACGCTGATGCGGTCTTTCTCGACTACACCGATGGCTGCTTGACCTGTAACACCGGGGATAGGCTGAGTAGTTGGGATGTACTCTTTAGCTGTCTTAACGACCAACTCACCGATACCTGTACCGTAGATCTTAGCCATCAAGCCAATCTGGTCAATGCTCTTACGGATCTTGTCTTTGTTGAAGTCTTCCATCATCATGGTCTTCAACATTTCAACGTCAATAGGGTTACCGTTAACGTCCTTAACGTCATCCTCGATGTCAAAGTACTCACCTTGACCAAAGATAGCTTCCATGATCTCAGCATGGGATGTCTCAACGGCTTGCTGAGTTGCAGGGGAGATAATACGTGAACGCTCTGAGTCACGAGTTGCATCAGTTTCAGCCCATTGACCACGGAAGATACGCTCATACTCCTCGTAAGAGGACATATAGTTATTGTCTCGCCAATCACGCCACCTTTCGATATGATCCATGATCCACGTTACGAGTTCTTTATCCGTTTCACTCGGTTCTTCGAACTGAGCATTGTTTTTCTCGTTTTCCATCTCAGATGACATAAAGGTTATTCTTTCTTAAATTTTCAGTAGCAGGGATCACCTGTAAATTGCTAGGAACGTGTAATCCGCTAACTGTCTTACCTTGTAGTGGAATAATATGATCTACGTGCCATTCATAACCGCTTTCTCGTGTACGCATAGCAGCTACTTGATATAGACACTCAATCTTTAACTTGTCAAACTCAGTTAACCAAACAGGTGTACGATTTAACTTGGCTGCCTGTCTTTTACGTTCAAGACTGGTTAATTTAGCTTGTTTTTTAGAAGCGTATTCTTTCTTATACTTTTTAAGAGCTTCTTTATTATTGTTTTTCCATTTAGTTGTTGCACTGTACTTACAATCCTTACACCAACGGCAAAGTCCACCCTTATTTGCAGATTCTTTTCCAAAATCAAATAAAGATTTGGTTGTCTTACACTTTAAGCACGTTTTCAATGTCTTCTACCTTAATCTTCGATGGAATCACGGAAAGGATTGTTGTCTACTTCCTGTGAATTAGAGTCTGTGATAGGGCCGCCTACGAGCCATGCTGAACAAGTACGATCAGCTGCACATTTGAAGTCAAAAAGTTCACAGTAGCCTAGCTTGGCACTATCCATGACATCTTGAGCGTAACCTTCTTTGTCAGCATCAATGCCATCATGGATGCACTTAAGCATTTCAGAGGTCTGGATAAAAGCTGAACAGTTACCACAGCGCATCGACTTAGCTTGCTTGACATCAGTCTGCCACTCATTGGCTTTTTCGTTCCAGAAAGTGTCATTAGGCAAGTCTGGATTAGCAGGGCCGTAGCCATATTGCTTAAAAGCCTTGTCTCGATGAGCAAGGTTCACATGGATGTCGTGGGTGGCAATAGGGCAGGTTTTCATAATTGGTGGCACTTTAGCAGATTTTAATACTTTTGTCAACAGTTATTTGCAAAATAAGTATCCATATTGCGGTTTCCTTTACGGATATTCCACAAAGCTGGTACAACTTGAAGGTTTGCGGCTGTATTTAAACCACTTGCTTGTTTGTGCATCATTGGAACAATGTGGTCGATATGCCATTTAAAGCCTGTGGCTTGTTCCCTTAACTGACAAAGCTTTGCAGCTTCCTCGAACACAAAAAGATCAAACTCAGACTGAAACATCTTTTCAGCAAGCCGTCTACGTTTATAAGCGTACTTTAAAGAGGAAGCTTTACGTCCTATTTTATTATGTGCTCGTTTTGCAAAATATTCTTCACGTGTTTGAAAACCTTTACGTTCACGAATACGTGCGTGTTCTTTTTTTCTACAGTCTGGATTCTCAATACGCCACTCAGCGACACACTCTTTGACGCATACGGCGCACTTGTTCAAACGCCCATCTTTCATTCCATTATGTTTATGGAAAGCTTCAAAGGCTTTGGTTTGATTACAGCGTATACAGGTCTTCATATAAACATACTATCAGAAGCCACTCACCAAGTCAAGCGGTTCCCAATCATCGTCATCGTAGTCTTGCTGATAATTAGACATAGCAAGTTGATCGACGTAAGACAGGGAGTCAATCAAGTCATCGTGAACACCTGTGGCAGGGAACATAATGAACTGATCCTCAAATTCTTTCCAACTCTTATCGCTATTCAATGAGATCCTGCCGTGCTCGAAGCGACCTTGTAAGGCCCATACGACACGATCAGTCTTTTTCTTGTTCCCATGTGTTAGGTCTGTGATGTGGGAGTACACATTGTTCTTCCTCATCAGATCCTCTAAATAGTGCATCACAGCATTCTTCAAAGCACCCCGTTCGATACCGACAGCGATAGGCCTATGCTCACGGATGGCTAGGAGGATCTTGGAGGCAGTCTCCCTGATGTCCCAACGACCGTGGATGATGTCCTTAACCCACCAGTCACCATTGTCTAAAATCTTACAGATAGTGATCGCTGATTCATCCAAACGCTTCTTAGAGGCTCCCGCATTCTTAGCTACATCTTCAAAACCTGCCAAATCAATAGCGATAACGTAATCACCATAAGTAGGTTCATCTTTGTACTTTAACCACTCTTCTTTAAATAGATCACTACCAGCTGTATCGAAGGAAGACAAGTATTCTTGCTTGAAGGCAAAGGAACTTAGAGTTCTCTCAGCAGCTTCAATTTCCTTAGGATCAATAGTCTCGTTGTCCTTGGTTGTGAAATGCCAGCTCTTCCATTCCTCGTCATGCTCTTCCTGACCTAGGTTGAAGATGTCATAGAACCAGTTACGACCACTGGGGGTACTGATGAATAAAGCTCTACCCTTCTTGTCAGACAGAGAAGCTCGAATGATCTTCTGCCATGTGTCTTCTTTGATAAAGGCACACTCGTCAAGGACTACATAGGTGAGGGAGACACCCCTAAGAGAGTCAGGATTATCAGCGCCACGAACAAGTATTTTTCTTCCATTAACGAGGGTAATCTCCAAGTTGTTGACGTGCGAAGTCTTGATGACAGGTCTACCTAAGTCAAGTAACAAGTCCCACATAATGGTTCTAGCTTGTCCTAAGGTGGGAGCTATGTACATCACAGCTGACCCTTCAGGACAGTTTAGAGCCTCAATGAGCAAGGTTACAGCTGAAAGCCTAGACTTACCACAACGACGACCTGCTGCTACAACCTTGAAGCGATGGGTGTCCTTAAAGACCTCCTGTTGCCATTTCAGTAATTGAAAGTTAAGAGCCGTCATTCTTCGTCCTCATCCGCTTCGCTCTTAACCTCAACGTCTGTAACATCGTACTGAACTTCCTCAGCTTCAACAGTAGGAACACCGAGGCCTGTAATGTTAATGCTAATAGAAGGAGTACCAGATCCTTGTTTAGTTTGTTCGAAAGCACTTACTGGCATTATCCTATCTACGACTAGCTTCCATGCAGCTGCTTGGTTCTTATGATCATCATTCAAGGCAGCATTGAGGATAGTCTCTAAGACCTTGGCTGACTTAGGGGAGTTAAGCATCCTAGCTTTGTACTCATCAATAATAGCCTTGTCTCCCTTAGGACGACCTAAGGTTCCTCTGTTCTTAGACTTCTTAGCTACTATCTCACCCTTCTTGGGTCTACCTCGTCCTCTAACCTTCAGCTCTGTAACCTCTTGTGTCATCTTTGTCCTTGTTGTGGAGATGATAATAATAAATACAATACGACTGAGGACTGTTGGCCTACCCCGAGAATCCCCAGAGTAAATCCCCATGCGTATTGCTACTCTGAGTACTATAGAGTAACTATCTAATTTAACATTAAAGCAAGAATCTAAATGAAGTATTTACTTACTTATTTTACCTCTTGTGTCCAACTTAGGAAGCTAGACACAGAAGTAACTCACTTAGAAACTTCCTGTATTACCTAAGTAGCCTGTCTACTTAGACTTCATTTGAGTTCTTGGAAGGATTACCTTCATAGAGAATTATATACCTGTTTTCTCAAATGTCAAGCATTATTTACTATTTATTTACTTAGACATCCATATTAGAGTCAGCTCTCTAATTCCTATCTCCATAGACCTCTTGTGTCCACTTCCTAGACCTCAAGAGGCACTATGACGTAGCTCCTGTGCACAGATTATCTTTTGAGATCTAATCTGTCCCTAATTATTATGTTAAGTTCTATGATTTCTATAGACTTTTTAGTTCTATTTTGTCTTTTCTTAATTCTTCTTTTTTGTGTACTTAGGAGGCTCCCACAAAAGTAAACACACAAGCACACCCCTCCCCCCTATCAAATACAACCGAGAATCATTCGCTAATGACTACTCAGTCAGTAAAGTGTTGTATTTACACAACAGATCTCCATAGTGTTGTATAAAAGAGACAAAGTGAGGGGCTATGTAGTACCTATTATGTACTACCTAGGGTAAACACCTAGTCACTAAAGTGTGGTATAAAAACAACAGTAAGTTAGACGTAAGCTAATCTGCACCACAATGGTAATAAGTTATCCACAGTTTATTCATATTAGTGCATAAATGTACTATAACAGTGCATCAATAGTGTTGCATAAAAACAACACATAAGACAATAGGTTACATAATATCAGTGTATATCTAATAAGTAATACTGTAGTACTACAATATCTAAGTTGGCATGGTACGTGCAATAGTCAAAGGGTTATCAATCAATCATCAAAGGGGTTATCATGCACGAATTCATTGACCGTATTGTTTTACCAGTACTAGGGTTTATCTCTATTGTAGTTATCTGGCTTACCGCTTAACATACACATTCATTCATAACTTGCAAAGGATCCGCAAAATGTCTACATTCAAGAAATCTAAGAATCTTCTCTCTATCAGTGCCGATAGTAAGACAATCAAGGGAGAGAAAATCGGGTACTTAACCGGCATTCTCTATCTCGCACCGGCTAACACTACAAAATACAACACGTGCTCAATGGCACATAAGGCACAATGTGCTCAGGCGTGCTTATATAGTGCCGGACGCGGTGCATTCAATAACGTACAACAGTCGCGCATAGATAAGACACTGTATTTCTACGAATCAAGGGCCGAATTTATGGCTACATTGTTTAAGAATATTAGAGCATTAGTCAAAAAAGCCGAATCGAAGGGTTTAAAGCCATTGGTTCGATTGAATGGCACTAGCGATATTCGCTGGGAAAATGTACCATTCGAAGGGGCCACAATATTCGAAGCATTTCCGAACGTACAATTCTATGATTATACGAAGGACGTCAACCGTAAAGATCTACCAGCAAACTATGATCTTACATTTTCATATAGTGGCGTCCAAAGTTTTGCGCCCTACGTGTTAAAGGCACAATTAAAGGGTTTACGAATGGCCGTAGTGTTCCGTAAAGAATCTAGCATTCCTACAGTGTTCAAGGGTATCAAAGTAGTGTCCGGAGACAATTCGGACGTGCGACACTTAGATGATCAAGGGGTTATTGTAGGCCTATACGCAAAAGGGGCCGCAAAACGTGATAATACGGGCTTTGTAGTTAATTAAAGGGATCTATTATGTATCGCATTCAAGCATTCAACGTGATCACTAGTCACATAGAGATTTTCAAGATTATGTCTTGGGAATATCCTGATCTAATGACTAAACTTAAACAATCGGGATCATATGGGCTAATCGAAGCGGAATATATCGCTAGGTTTTAATTCAACGCTACAGTTTAACGTATAAGGCATTTAACGTGCCTTATGCGGTGCATTGTCGCATCGTTCAACATGTTAAGGATCAACATGCTAGTGTTTAACTACGAATCTAAAAAAGCGCTTAAAGGGTCAATCGGTAAGCCACTACGTTACATTGAAACCAGTGTATTCGGGCCGGAATATCGTGACAATGGTATTCTCACCGGTGCGAACCGTCCGCATATTACCGGCAAAGGGCGCGAATTTTTCGCTAATGTCACAATGGCTAATGGCTTGATTGTTTCCGTAAAATAAGGGGTTTATTATGGGATGGACATTCTTTTACGCTAGTGGAAAACCTAGCGAGATACTTACGCGCGAATTCACGCAAGTACCCTCAGAAAAGTACCCTAGTGCATTCAAAGTACTTGATCAGTCTATGCGCGGGCGCGTATGGTATGCGGTTATCGAATCAACAAACCCTGAAGGGATAAAACGGGTTTACGGGATGATATGTCTTTGGACACTGCGAAGGGGTGAATTCGGTTATAAGGAAATAGGTGAAGATATGGGGCCGTATTACTATGATGCGCCATTACGTATTATAAACCTATTAGATGAATTGTCTCCAAAGCCACTAGGATTCGCGCAAAAGTGGCGTGAAAGTGTTCGCACCTATCATGCACATAAGAAAAGCAAAAAAGTGGCTAAAAAGGCACTTTTAAGCGGTTTAAACAATACTTTTTAAGGGGCTAATCATGTTAAATAATTCGGAATTTCTTAACTTGGAGCGTCGATTGTGGCGTGAAGGCAACCCTTTATGCGATGAACTTGTAAGCACACGGGATGAACTGCTACATTTATTGTCTCAGGCTAAAAAAGTACTGGAAAAGTATTCACCTGCAATCAATGAACTATCAAGCGTTGATGATCTTGAATTCTTTAGAGACTGGGATAATTTTGGCGACACTTTGGACAATATTTCTTATGATTTAGGGGTGCAAGAATGACAAAATTTAAAGTAAAGGCACAATACACCGTGTATCTTGAGACTAAAATTGAGGCTGAGGATGAAAATCAAGCGTGGGAGATAGCGCAACGCCTCAGCGGGGATACATTTTGGCCTATAAGTGAGGATAACTGGGAAATCTATGATGTTTCGGAGATGACATTATGACAGAATCAGAATTTGAAGATCTATTTGACCGAGGGCAGCTTGATTGTGAGTTTGCAATGTGGATCAGTGAGCATTATGATGCATGGTCAAAGGCTAAAATGTTATCTTATTGGGATGATCCAGACGCATACTGTGAATTCAAAGATTCAATGATGACTAGTGTTGTAAAAAAACAACAGTATTCATTGGGGCCTAACCCATTGGATAAATTCCCTACAATTTGGAGCACATCAAAATGACAATGATTTTCATTTGCTATTGTGTCGATTATATAATTGCGGAGGATCTATGGTAACGTGGCCCTTTCCGTCTAAAGATAACCCATTGACACCTTGGACACCTGAACAACAGAGAAAGTGGGCAGAGGATCAACTTAAAAACCTGCCAGATTCGCCTTTATAGGCTCAGGAAGGCACTTAAAATCATCAACCAATACCCTGACTAGGGTTTACCATGAAAGAGGCTATAAATGCACTGCGTTAACTGTGATCGTTTGCTTACTGATTTTGAAGCAACACGCAAACACGCTATTACATTTAAGTTTTTAGACTTATGTAAAGTTTGTTTTGAAGATGTGAAGACAATCATCCCTACCATTGATCGTAGAGAATTGATGACTGAACAAGATCTAGACACCGATGACGATGATGATCTGGACACAAGGGATTCCCTAGAAGACATTGAGACACTATATAGCTATGTAGTAGACTCTAGAGACTATGATGACCATTAAAGTCATTAAACCTACATTAAAGTAAATACATCTTATTGTTATACTATTAATGAATTCATTAAAGTCATTAAAGACAAAGGGGGTCAACATGGAAGAAATTGTAACACAACACGAAGATGATTATGTCTTGTTGCAAAAAGAATCACATTATGTACATACAATTAATGCTTTTGTGGAATTGATTGTCGAATACGGATGGGATAGAGTCATAGGGGACTTAAGAACAACAATGGGGGAACGACAATGGTGATTTCTTTGTTTGTTTTTGTCTTAACTTTGATAAAGGTGTCACTTAAGTGACAACAGAAAGGTACAAAATGAGTGGAAAAGCTATTCTAGAATATGATTTGTCTAAACCTGAGCAGGTATTGGCTCACAAGTATGCTTTAAAGGGCTTAGAAGCGTGTCAGATGCTTGAAAGTCTCAAAGGACTCACGGCAGGTTATACTGCTTACAAAGGCCTCTCAGAAAGCGTTCTAGCTGACATTATTCAAGACCTGAGCAAATGGGAGGACGTTAAGCTATGAGCGACATTAAAGAATGGGTCAGCTTAACTGCTCAAGAAATAAGCAGCATCGAACTTGAGGTTTACTCTAGGACAGTACAAAAAGGTAGGCACATGAGTGTGTTCATTGCTCAATTCGCTAAGGCCATTGAGTCAGCATTGAAGGGTAAGAACACATGATTAAGACAGTATTAGCACCTAATGCACCTTGGCCTAAGTGGGAACCAGTACCACCCAAACGATCACATCATAAAAAGAAGTTAACACGTAGCGAGACTAACGCTATGATTGACGCTAACTTTGAGCGGTGGTTAAAGGAGAATATACATGGTATCAGACGGCGGTAAAGGCAGCGCAAGGCGCAAAGAGGACTCTCAAGCAGTCCGTGACAACTGGGATCGTATATTCGGTAAGAAGGAAACACCTATGATTGATGAAGACGACAACATTGAACAAGACGATGAGGATTATGACGACACTTGTACTTGGTGTGGAGGTTGTGGCGAAGGTGATCACGATGGTGCATCATGCCGTAACTGTCACGGAACAGGCGTAGAACCTAAGGAAGGGGACTGCGATGACTACTATGAGTAACCTCAAGGTAGCCTCTAAATTCCTACGTCATGGCCCTTGTGAGGCTTGTGGAGGCTCTGATTGTTCTGCTATTTATGATGATGGACATCAGTATTGTTTTTCATGTCTCACACGAACTGACGCTGAAGAAACATTACAAAACGTAGGTAATTATCCACAACTACCAACAAAAACTAAGGTATTTACAATGAAGACACAAGGGGAAGTGAAAGCCATAGTTGACAGAGGTATCTCACGAGAGACTTGTGAGTACTTTGGTGTCACACAGGAGACAGGACACAGTGGTTTAAAGCACTACTATCCCTATTTTGATGAAACAGGCGCTAAAGTAGCTGAAAAGATCCGATCTGTAGAGAACAAGACATTTTCCATTGCAGGAAATTTCAACAAAGCTACTCTATTTGGACAGAATCTGTTTCAAAAAGCAGGGAAGTACATCACCATTGTTGAAGGTGAACTAGACGCATTGGCTTCGTATCAGATGACAGGCAGCAAGTGGCCTACTGTGAGCATCCGTAACGGGGCTTCAGCGGCTGTTAAAGATTGCAAGGCTCAGTATGAGTACCTAGATAGCTTCGAGACTATCGTGATCTGCTTTGACGCTGATGAGGTAGGACAGAAGGCAGCTAAGGACGTAGCTGAACTCTTCGGTAACAAGGTTAAGATTGTTAAACATTTAAAGGAGTGCAAAGATGCCTGTGATTACCTCATTAACGGACGAGGAACTGAATACGTTAACCAGTGGTGGAGAGCTGAGAGTTATGTACCCGATGGGATCATCCAAGCCTCAACACTTTGGGACAGCGTATCTGCACCTGAGCCAGTCGCAGAAGCCTTCTATCCGTTCAAAGGGCTTAACGAACTTCTATATGGTCTACGAGCATCTGAACTCATTACAGTCACAGCTGGATCAGGCCTTGGAAAGAGTCAGTTCCTTAGAGAAATCTTGTATCAGATACTCCGAACAACAAGCTGGTCAATCGGCGGTATGTTTTTGGAAGAGTCAGTGCGAAAGACTGCCCGATCAATTATGTCATTGCAAGCAAACAAAAAGCTGCACTTACCCGATACACAAGTCACAGAACGAGAATTGAAGGAGGCTTTCGATGCTACTCTCGGTACTAATCGTGTATTCCTGTTTGACCATTTTGGTTCTTTGGCTATTGATAACGTCCTTAACCGCATTCGATACATGGCTCGTGCCTGTGATTGTCGTGTGGTTTTCCTCGACCATATTTCTCTTGTTGTGTCTGGTATGGATGGCAACGATGAGCGTAAGAGCATTGATGTATTGATGACGAGGTTACGCACCCTTGTACAAGAGACAGGTATTACACTTATCTGTGTATCACACCTGAAGCGTCCTAGCACATCGAACAAGGGACACGAGGACGGTGAGGCTGTATCGTTGTCTCAACTGCGAGGCTCAGGTGCTATCGCTCAGTTGTCCGATGCTGTGATCACTTTGGAGCGTAACTCCATGAGTCAAGACCCTAACGTGAGACATACAACCAAGGTTGCAGTGGCTAAGAATCGCTACAATGGACTCACAGGCCCTGCTTGTGCTCTGAAGTACGATATGCAGACAGGACGTATGGTTGAAGTTACTATGGAGGAACTATGAAAACACCACGTAAACACGCAGATCTGATTAAGGCATGGGCTGATGGTGCTCAAATTCAATGGTACGACGATTCAATCAGAGAACATCGTTGGAAAGATTGTGGCGATTATTTTGATTGGGGATGTGGTGTTGAATTTCGCATCAAACCGGAACAAAAACCTGATGTTGTATATGAATTGCGTACTTATGAGCATTCAACAAGTAGCAAAACTTATGGTTTGATAATGCCTCATTTTTGTTGGCCTACAGATGTTTCACCTGCAACTTTGCGGCTTGTTTTTGATGGTTCAACAGGAAAACTGAAATCAGCGGAGGTTTTATGATTGAAATGATTATCGTGGGTACTATCGGTATCGGTTACGCTGTTGTAGGTACGCTACAGTGGCTTAAGGGTGACATGGGTGCTGGTATCATGTGGATAGGTTACAGTCTGGCACAGATTGGCCTCTTTATGAATCTCAAATGAAGCGTATAGCAATCGATTGTGAAACCAATATGGCTCACACGATCATTCACGTAGCTGTCACTCAGGACATTGATAGTGGTGAAGTTCGTGTGTGGCGATCAGGTGAAGGTCTTTGGGACTATCTCAAAGATGCTGACTTGATAGCAGCACATAATGGTATTTCATTTGACTTCCCTATTCTCAATAGAGTATGGGGAACTAAGATAGGCCTTAAACAAGCCTATGACACTCTTGTTGTATCTAGACTCTTAGAGCCAACACGAGAGAACGGTCACAGCCTAGACGCATGGGGAAAGACTCTAGGCGTAGCGAAGCTGGACTACAAAGCAACGTGGCAGTGGATGATGAACAGAAGGGAAGACTATGATGGAGAAGCATTTGATAACCCTGTTGAGAGCTTGCTTGAGTATTATTGTGTTCGTGACGTTCACGTCCTTCACAGCCTTTACTTGCGTTTGGATAACGATGCAGTGGTACAAGGCTTTTCTGTGGAGTCTGTCCAACTAGAACACCAAGTAGCAGCAATCATAAGCAAGCAAGAGAAGAATGGATTCAAATTAGACACCATTCATGCTACGTGCTTACTAGCTGAACTCAAGGGGAAGATGAGTGCCATCAATGACAAAATGCAAGAAACATGGCCTCCGTATGAACAAGAAAGATTCAGCGAGAAGACAGGTAAGCAGCTCAAGTCAGAGATAATTACTTTTAACCCTGCGAGTAGGCAACAGGTTGCTGAAAAGTTGATGGGCTTAGGCTGGAAACCTACTAAGAAAACTGAGAAGGGTTCTGTGATTGTTGACGAATCTACTTTGCAAGGACTTAAGTGGCCTGAGGCTCAGATGATTGCTGAGTACTTCATGCTGCAAAAAAGAATTGCACAAATTGAATCATGGTTTTCTTTTTTAGGTGAAGACGGACGTGTGCATGGACGAGTAATCACCAATGGAGCAATTACAGGACGTGCCACTCACTCTAGTCCCAACATGGGACAGATTCCAAATTCGTCGAGCCCGTATGGTAAGGAATGTCGTCAATGTTGGACTGTTGAAGAAGGAATGGTGCAAGTTGGTATTGATTTGTCAGGTATTGAACTTAGATGCTTTGCTCACTACTTGAATGATGATGAATATACAAAGGAAGTAGTTTATGGTGATGTCCATACAAGGAACCAGCAAGCTTTTGGTGTCGATTCACGCAATGATGCAAAGACAGTATTGTATGCCACGTTGTACGGCGCATCGCCTGCCAAGATCGGGACAATTATTGGTAGTAACGCAAAAAGAGGGCAAACCATTATTAGTAATTTTGAGCGAAGCGTACCTGCGTATGCCAAACTCAAAAACAAAGTTGCTGCGTATGCTGCGAAAGGATGGCTACCGGGTCTTGACGGAAGAAAACTATGGGTACGGTCTGAACACAGTGCGCTTAACACTCTTCTACAATCGGCTGGCGCTATTATCTCTAAACAATGGATTGTATGTGCTAATCGAAAACTCACTGAGTCAAAGATTCCATTCAAGTTTATCGCATGGGTACACGACGAAATACAAATCGAAACTGAACCGCAATACGCTGAAAAAGTTGGATTGCTTGTGGTAGAATCTGCTAAAGAAGCTGGCGAGATCTTAAAGTTTCGCTGTCCTGTAGGTGCTGAATGGAAATCAGGAAAGAACTGGTATGACTGTCACTAAGTATCCAAATGGATATTTCAAGGATAAAGCTTGTAAGACTTGTGGGGAAACCTTCACGCCTACAAATCCTTGCAACACGTATTGTTCCCCGCAGTGCAGAGGTAAAAACTCGTACTATAAAAGACAGTATGGTATTACTGATGCAGATCTTGCTAAAATGAAGGAAGAACAAGAGAACAAATGTTTTCTTTGCGGCTCCGAAGGATTTTTGATGGACAAGAATAAACACGTTGAAAAACTTGCTGTGGATCATTGTCACGATACAGGGAAAGTTCGTAAGCTTTTGTGTCATAATTGCAACAGAGCATTGGGACTATTTAAAGATAATCCAGAATTGCTTAGAAAAGCAGCAAACTATGTTGAAGGATACAAGTGATAGACAAATCAGATAAGTTAAAATCTCAGATCATGCTGAACATAGGTGAGAATTCTTTCACTCTATTGCACAGCAATGATCTAGATATTCTCGATGTATACTTGGTGCTCTCAGCAGCCCTTGATTACATTGAGGATGAAGCAGAAGCTGTCTCTCGTAAAGAGGGTAGCTATTTACAATAATGAGGCTACGGCCTAACCTAGTAACAGGAAAGAAAAACATATGTCAGATCTCAAAGCAGTTAAAATTCAAGGTGAACTCTTCTGGAGTAAGTGGATGGCTGAATTCAACAAAGCATTCAACACCGACAATGATCGCTATGAATGCACCATCGGTAACATCTCCGATGATGATGCAGCGAAACTCACAGGCTTAGGCATCAAAGTTAAACACAAAGATGCTATGGGTAACTTCATTGTCGCTAAGAGCAAGTTCTTGTTCAAGCCTACTGATGATAAGCTCCAAGAAGTACCTATCGAAGCTCTAGGTAACGGTTCTAAGTGTGTAGCCATCGTAGGCTCTTACCCTCACCGTATGTCTTCTAAGCATGGTAATGCCCCATCGCTGAAGACAATCATGGTCACTGAAGTGAAGACTTACGTGCCTGAGACAACCACAGCTGATGACGACGTCCTCTGAAAAGCCTAAGTTAGCCATCATCGACGCTGACATCATTACCTACAGAGTAGGTTTTGCTAGTGAAGATGTTGATGAGGCTATCTGTTTGGCTCGTGTGACTCAGTTAGTTCATGAGATTGTTTTCGATGACTTGAAGTGTGATGACTACAAAGCGTACATCACAGGCAAGACGAACTTTCGTAATGGGATAGCAGTCACTGAGCCTTACAAAGGGAACAGGAAGGATGCTAAGAAGCCAGTGCATTACATAGCTATCAGAAATCATCTCCAGCGCCTAGGGGCAGAACTGGTTGAAGGTCAAGAAGCTGATGATGCAGTGGCTATTGAGGCAACTAAGACGGGTGGATGGATTGTCTCCATTGATAAAGACCTCGATCAAGTCGCAGGTTGGCACTACAACTTCGTGAAGCATGAGGAATACTACGTTACTGAAGAAGAAGGTCTTCGTAACTTATTCACTCAGGTGCTCACAGGGGATCGTATTGACAACATCATTGGCTTGAAGGGCATTGGGCCTAAGAAAGCTGAGAAGCTTCTACAGGATTGTAAAACTGCAAGGGAATACTATGACGCTTGTCTCAAAGCTTACGATGGTAATCAACTTCGTGTCGATGAAAACTTAATGTTGCTATGGCTACGAAGAACACCAAACCAAATGTGCCCACATCTTTCTACCTCGTTGGATGTCAGTGGACAGTCAAGTACGTAGAGGACTTGAGCGAGTACGGTAAATGTGATTGTGCTACATTCATGATTTATCTTCGCTCAGGTATGAACAAGAACTTTACTGAACAGACATTCTGCCATGAACTCGTCCACGCTATCATGTTCGCTATGGGACATACTCAGCACGATGAGATCTTCGTAGATGCCTTCGGTGCTCTACTTCATCAATACGAACGGACTAAACTGTAATGCAACGTAGGAAACCGAAAGAGACAACACACTGTATAAAATGCGGTAGTGAGATACCGTCTTCTCGGCGTTCCGATGCAAAGTATTGTAGTCAGTCTTGTCGAGAGGCTGCTGAGAAGAAGCGTTATAAAGAAAAACATCCTGAGTATGTTGAAAGACAGAAAAGGCTGACAAATGAGTGGAGGCATCGGAAAGAACACGGACATATTGAGTTTATAGACAATCCTCTCTTAAACAAGAAAGATAAGTTTGCCTTGGCTCGTAGTATGGGTTTTCGTTCGATGCTAGAATATAACGTAGCGAAGCAGTTGACCGAAGCTGGTGTAGGGTTTCAGTATGAAAAGTTCAAAATCAAGTATTTTAAAGAAGACTTAGATTGGGGAGAAGATGAACAAGAAACAGGGAATGAAAAATGGTGACACGTAAGACAACCAGTTCAAAGCGAGCACATGCACTCAAGAATGGCTATAGATCAGGTCTTGAAGAAGATGTGTGTAAGCAACTGGATGATGCAGGGATTCCTTACGAATACGAGAAGATGAAAATCAAGTACATTAAACCAGCTAGTGAACATCAGTACACGCCGGATATTGTGCTCGATAACGGAATCATCGTAGAGACTAAGGGCCGCTTCCTGATCGCTGACCGTAAGAAACACATTCTCATCAAGAGACAACAACCACACTTGGATATACGTTTCGTATTCTCTAATAGCAAACAAAAGCTAAACAAGGGTTCATATACAACGTATGCTCAGTGGTGTGTTAAAAACGGTTTCATGTACGCTGACAAAACAATCCCTGAAGATTGGCTCAAAGAACGTAGACGAAAGGTAAGTGATGGATCTAAAATTGGTTAAAGAACATGAAGATGGCAGTGCAACTTATACGTTCGACATGAGCGATGAGGAACGTCTAGCTCTTCTTCAGTTAGGTATCATTACAGCCTTGGAACGAGGCATTGAAGAAGGAAAGAAGTATCATGGCGAAGTTGATAGTTCACTATAAACCTCCCATGTTCATCCCTGATTGGACTAAGGGGTACAAGGTGTACGTTGTAGATCATCCTCGCTTAGGGTGTAGAATGATAGAAACATCACCAGTTATCAAGGATTACGGTAACGGTATCTTTGAGACACAATGGGTGGTATATCATCCTGTAGACGGAGACTTTAATGACACATGACAACAAGTTTGAGATCAAACCTTACAAGGAACTAGAGAAGTATTTCTTTAGAATTGTTAACATTAAACCTGAGGAATCAACTATGTTTAAACGCAGTGTAGAATACTTGAAAGAACGATTCATGTCGTTATGGGTTAAACCTGTAGCTTTTATGGAAGAACATCCTAAACTCATGGAGGATGACTACTGGGCATTTGAGATGGTGACACATGGATGGACTGATGAGGAAGGTGTTAAACGTCCTGCCAAAGAATCTATCATTATCGAACCTCATGACACTACTTGGATGGAAGTCCTAGACCGTATCCTCGATGAAATGGAAAAACATTACGGCTACAACATCAAAGAGCAGGTGTACTATTCAGTTAACTTTCCTTTGAATGAAATTGATGATCGTGATGGTAAGCCTTTTGCTGGATACGGACGTAGTTTGAATGATGAAGTGTTCCAACAGTTATTGTTGGCCTTCCCTGAAGTCTACGACTGTCCTAACTGGACTCAGAAACCTAAAGGCGTGTTTGAGTGATTACATTGAGTATTGACAAAGTGAGTGGAATGTGTTAAAGTTCTTCTTTTAAGGAGACTTTAATGTTTGATCGTAATGCTTGGAATGCTAAACCTGAAAATGTGGAGAAACGAAAAAAATATCGACAAAAAAACGTAGACCAACATCGGGCGTATACAGGAAAATATCGATTTAATAACCCTGAACGAACACTTCATAAGACAGCTAAATACAGAGCTATCAAGAGAGGTTTAGAGTTTAATATTGATATTTCGGATGTAATTATTCCTGAGGTTTGTCCAATTTTGGGACTACCTTTAGTGATAGCAGACGGTACAGGTAAGCCGGGAGGACGAATGAATTCTCCGTCTCTTGATCGTATTGATAACACTAAAGGTTACGTTAAAGGAAACGTTCAGGTAATAAGTCACATGGCTAATTCGATGAAGTTTACGGCAAACAAAGAACAACTTTTAGCTTTTGCTAAATGGATCTTAAAGGAGTATGAAGATTGAGAATTTTATGTATACCAGATACGCAAACCAAACCTGATTCCCCACAGGAGCATCTTACATGGGCAGGGAAAGCAATCTGTGAGTACCGTCCAGACATCGTAGTTCACTTAGGTGATCATTGGGACTTCCCTAGTCTCTCAAGCCACGACAAAGCAGGTAGCAAGTACTTTGAAGGTAAACGCTATCTCGCTGATGTAGCAGCTGGTAACACAGGGATGTTGACCTTACTGAATCCTTTGCATAATCTTCAAAAGAGTCAGAAAGAGAACAAACAGAAGGTCTACAAACCTCGTATGGTGTTCTTAAAAGGTAACCATGAGAATCGCCTCACAAGGGCTGTAAACAACAATCCTATGCTTGAAGGTCTCCTGACCTATGATGACCTTAACTTGAAAGATTGGGAAGTACATGAGTTCCTTCATCCTGTTTTCATCAATGGTGTTGGCTTTAATCATTACTGGCCTGTCGGTGCTATGGGTCGTCCCGCCGCTTCTCCTGCCGCTATTATCAGTAAGCTTCATATGTCATGCGTGGCTGGTCACCAACAAGGTAAACAGATCGCCTATGGCAAACGTGCTGATGGGAAGCCTATATGCGCTATTGTCGCTGGTTCTTACTATCTACATGATGAAGATTATATGGATCAGCTCAGTAACCGTCACTGGCGGGGCTTATTGGTGATGAACGAGGTAGAAGACGGACACTTCGATGAGATGTTCCTGTCAATCGAATATTTGGAGAGAAAGTATGGCAAGCAAGCCGACGATAAAGGAGATTGAGGAATACATGGCTCTAGGAAACACACCTAAAAGTAGTACTTTAGGAGTAAAATATGACAATAGTAAAATTCGTTATAGTTTAATTCCTCTAGATGCTTTACAAGAGACTGTAAAAGTGTTAGAATTTGGGGCCAAAAAATACGCCCCTGACAACTGGAAGTACGTTGACGATGCTCAGGCTAGGTATTGGGATGCAGCAATGCGCCATATCGTAGCTTATAAGCTTGAAGACAAAACGGACAGTGAGACGGGGCTTTCTCATCTGGCACACGCAATTTGCTGTCTGCTATTCCTCATCAACTTTGACAATCAACAAGAAAACAACACATGACAACAATGACACCATATCAGACCTATATTGCTAAGTCTCGCTATAGCCGCTACTTGGACGATAAAGGTCGCCGTGAACACTGGTACGAGACAGCTAAACGCTACTTTGACTTCATGGAGAGTCACCTAAATGACAAGCATAACTACACTTTGACACCTGAGTTGCGTAGCCGCTTAGAGAACGCAGTGATTAACTTGGACGTAATGCCCTCTATGCGCTCAATCATGACCTCAGGTGAGGCTCTGGATCGTCAGAACGTAGCTGGTTATAATTGTTCATTCCTACCCATTGATGACCCTAAAGCCTTCGATGAGGCTATGTACATCCTCCTATGTGGTACAGGCGTAGGTTTCTCTGTGGAGCGTAAGTATGTCAACCGTTTACCTGAAATCCCTGAAAAGCTTTATGAGTCTAATACTGTGGTTCACGTTAAAGACTCCAAAGAAGGATGGGCAAAGGCTCTCCGTCAGGTCATGGCACTCCTATGGGCTGGA